TTTTTTGAGAGAGAGATTGAAACAAAGCCAAACTTAAAAGCGCAAAGAGGAGAAAATCCGCATAAATACCCTAACGGAGCGGGGACACAGGAACTAAGACAATCAGGCTGAGAAATGAGAATGGAGAACGATGCGAATGGAAAGTCAGGAGTCACAAGAGCGCTTTGACAAGCGGGGGCACATCTAGACCGAAACGGATGCATAGGGCGCGCAAAAGATGATGGTTACGACGAAGTAGTCGTTTTTCCGGTCTGGTGAGTAACCAGATTTGGGCCAACATGGCGGTGCAGGTCGCTCTAAGAGCGGCAATGGAGACCTCGGTGAAAGTGACGTGGGAGAAGAGAACAATTGCAAGAGTTGGGCAAAGACGATGACCCAGTTCAACCAAGAAACCGAGGCAGAGCAAATCAATTTCAGTGAGATGTTTTACCATAAGGTCACCAAGGCAGTAAGCAGTGTGCAGCTCCGAAAGATAACTGGGCAAAACGGCCATTAGATCACCTTTCGCCACATGAAACACCGTTTTCAGATACATCAAGGTGGGGTTACGGATGAGACCATCTGAGGTGACCAAATAGCCGCAGAAATCCACAGAAGGCGCCACAAACGTCTTCGAAATGACGGCAATGTGTCGTTTCTGAAGTTCCCACTGAGGTCGCTCGACGCAGGCCTGATTGATAGCGGAATCGTCACCGCCGAAGAGTGCCATGCAGCTCAATTTGCCATACTTAAGAGAACTCACGGCTATCGAAAAGAGGGTGTTGAAGTCAAATGTGCCAGGCTCGCCTGTGTCTCGACTGACATCCTTCGGACCGATGAGGTTGCTCCGAATGGACACTTTCCATTGCTCGTAGGAATCAACCAAGGCGTCAGGTAAGCCAGCAAGGCGCATGACATGGCATTCGAGCAAAACTGAATCATAACCCTGAGACGCATCAAACGCAGTGTAGTCGTTGGCGGTGGACGGGCGGTCGACCCAACAACCTTTGACACGATCTGAGAGTTCTGAGGGAGAGAGGCCCACGTTAAGCACAATGTTCGCGGGTATTTCAGGGTATAGAACTCGACGGACGTATTTGACGCAGGGGCCATAGTCAAACAGGACGGAGTCGTGACAAAGTGCG